AAGATCGTCGGAAGGCGCAAGCCCAACAGATGGCGCTGGAGTACCAGTATGAGCAGCAAGAGATGCAGCGTATGGCGAGGGAAGCCAGTTTCTGGGCGCAAACGGACGGCATTTCCTTCTGGCACGAGTACTGGGACCCGAATCGTGGACCGTGGGACGAGCGCATGGGTGATCTTGCTGGGCAGAAGAAGCCTATGGGCGATATTGGCTGTCAAACGCTTCGGGTGGAGCAGGTTCGTGTCTCGCCTAACGCGACCGCGACCCAGCGCCCACACTGGGTCATCATTCGCGAGGTGATTTCTCGGAGTGAGGCGGCGTATCGGTATGGCGTGACGGGATTGGACGCCGCCAACACGATGCTGTCCACGAGCAATGGCCCGACGTACAGCGGCAGTGAAGGGATTGGCGCATGGGTTCTCTCGCAGACCACGATTGGCGAAGGCCAGCGGTTGCGGGATGAGGATGTGACGGAACGGTTTACGGTCTATCTCCAGCCGCACCCCGATGTGCTGCCAGAAGGCTTGCAGATGGTGGTCGTTGGCGATGAAGTCGTGTTCGGACCCTCACCCCTTATGTGGAACACGATTCCACTGGTCCCAGTACGCGACGGTTCCAGCGACCCCAGTTACTATCCGCGCCCCGTCATGGAGCAATGGATAGATCACCAGATGCGGATCAATGCGTTGTTGTCCAAGTGGGTCGAGAACATCCGTGTGAACGCGGGTGGTCGATTCCTGACACGCCCGAACGCGATTGCGACCGAAACCTTCATGGGCGGCGTCACGTCTATGATCGAAATTCGTGGCGCAGGCCCGATGTCGGACAGCATCCAGCCCGTGAACGGGTTTAGTGTCGGCAACGATGTCAAAGAAGCCCTCGCGTTGGAAAAGAGCGCCTTTGAAAACGCCTCGGGTTACAATGCGGTCAGCCGTGGGCAGGTGACGGGCGAATCGGGCCGTGCTATCATTGCCAGCCGTGAACAGTTGGAGCGGGTCTTTAGCCCCGGCGTCAATGCCTTGGCGATGGCCTTCACTGACTGGGGCAAAATCACGTTGGCAGGGATGTCGTGGGGCTATGATATGCCTCGCTCGCTTGGCGCAGTTGGCAAGGGTCGTCCCGACCTCGCCCGTGCCGTGTCGGCGTCGGACTTTGACGGACAGAGCGATGTGAAGGTCGAAGCCTCGTCGATGATGCCGATGCCGTTGGCGTTCCGTATGTATATGCTGGACAACTGGCTGCAAACGGGCGTGATCGACATGAAGGAATACCGCCGTCGCCAGATGTTTGCGGTGGCGGGGGACATCTCGACGCCCGACTCGGATCAAGAAGCACGGGCCAAGCGGGTGGCAGATGCCATTCGGATGCAGACGCCCGTGCCCGAGATGCGGTGGCAGGACAACGAAGCGATTCACCAAGATGTGCTCGAACGCGAGTTACTGCTCCAAGACGACGTAGAACCGTCCGTCATTGCCGCTGCACAAGAGCGGTGGGTAGCACTAGCGAATCAAGCGCAGCAGAAACAGGGAGGAGGACCGCCGCAGCAAGGTGGCCCTGCTGGTGCTGGCCCAGAACGCGGACCTGCCGCAGCCAGTGTACCAAATATCACACCGGGACAGTTACCGCTTGCCAGTGGCAATCCGCCCATCGGGGTCACCAACCTTCTTCAACAGAATTTGGCTGGCATCCCAGAGGCAGAGCAGTCCGCACAGCAAGCTGACATCTTATCCCGACAGCAATAGGATCGCAGCATGGACCTCGGTGAAGCAATTTCCAGTGCCGTCGCAAGCGCCCTCCCACCACAGCAAGACACGGCTGTGGCTGAGGATGCCGAAGAGACACTGGCTCCAGATGCAGCAGACGATGGCGGAGAAGCAGTAGAGGACGCTGGGGAATCAGAAGACCTTGGCGATCAACCCAATATGCCAGAAGGATACGTCGCCGTTCCAACGGTGACGGATGATCTGGCGACAGAGTTTGCCCTCTACGATGCAGATGGAGAGGTAGAAGTCCCGAACTTGATGGTGGAGTACAAGGCCAACGGGAAGATGCGGAGTGACCGCTTGGATCAGGTGGTCAAGCTGGCCCAGTGGGGCGTGTACAACAAAGATCGGGAAGAGAAGGTCCAGCAGGTTGAGCAAGTTGCTCAACAGGTCTATCAGGAGCGCGAGGAACTCGCTGCCCTGCTGTCGGAACGAGAAGAGCAGATTGAAAAGCTGTTGATGGACGACGATTTTCTGATGGCCGTGCGTGATGCGTATGGTGAACAGAACTCGCCGGAAAGTAGGGCCGCTCGCGCAGAACAGGAGGTAAAGGACATCCGTGTCCAGACCCAAATGACGGCGATTGCGGAGAAAGGCCAAGTGTTCTACGAGAACGAAGTGATGCCAGCCCTTAACATGATTGTTGGGGCACTGCCATCCATTTCCGTAGACGAGTTGGCCGAGAAGTTCCAGATGGCTATGTACGCGCACGTTGAACGCGCTCCCAACGGAGAGGCGTATGTTCCAGCGTCACGCTACGAGGCGATCAGACAGTACATCCTCGACGATTTGGCAGTATGGGCACAAGGGCAGCATAGTCGCCGTTCAAAGTCAACCACCTCGGCCCCCCAGCGGGAGACACAGAAGGCGTTGGCAGAGCGGGACCGCGCTCGCGTCGAAGCACAGAAGGCCAAGCGCGTTGTAGGACAAAAGACCCTCCCCGTTGGCAATGCGGGCAAGCCGTCTGGCAAGCCGAAAGCCTATGCGGGCAACACCGTAGATGATGCCGTGGCGAGTGCGTTGAATACGGCGTTGTCGTCATTCCGTTAATACTTTCTAAGAGGTGACCCGTGGCTAACCCCACTCTGATTACGGATGCCGAACTAACCGGCCTCCTGAAGAACGTGTACTCGCAGTTCCGTGAGAAGGTGCAGAACCTTGTCACCCCTCTCCTCGCGCAGTTGGAGAAGGGCCGCTCTGGTGGCCCCCGCAATATGCGTTGGGGCGGTAACAACGTGTTCTTCGACGTGGTGACTGGCCGTCCGGCTGGCGCGACGTTCTCGGCCTCTGGCTACTTCCCGCCCGACACGACGGCGACTGAAGTGCAGGCCAATGTCGGTATCGTCCGTGCCTACACCACCCGTCAGGTTGACGGTCTGGCGTTTGTCGGAACGCAGTCCAAGGATGCGGCCTTCACGACCATCGCCAGCAAGACGATGGAAGAAATCAAGGACGCTTCGATGCTCCTCATGCAGCAGGCGCTGCATAACAAGGCCGATGGTGTGGTGGCGTTGATCGGTACCGTGACTAGCACGACCGTTATCATCGTCTCTTCGCCCTACGGCATTGCCAGCTCGGGTCAGGGTTCGTTGCTGTTGTCGGTGGGCGACTACATCGCCGTCCTCGATACGTCGGCGTCTGACGCGGTGCTGGGTCGTGCGGCCATCACGGCCATCACGAACAGCGGCGACAACGCCACGCTGACCATCGGCACGGCCATTTCGAGCATGGCGGCGACGGACAAGATCGTGAAGGCGACCGCGAGCGATACGTCGTTCAACGGCGCGATGAACGGTTTGATCAGCATCACCAACCGTGGCAACGGCTATGCGTCGCTGCACAACATCAGCAATGCGACGTACAGCATTTGGGATGCCACCCGCATGGTCGCGGGCACGGACACGCCTGATGCCACGCAGCCGACCGAATCGGACATCTGGGACTTGATCCAGAAGATCGCTGGTCGTTCTGGCAAGGATGCCAATGTGAAGCCCAAGGACTTCCTCCTTATGACCACCCCCGGTCTGGCGAAGAAGCTCATGGAGTCGATGGTCGCCCAGCGTCGCTTCACTGCTGGCGAGTTCGGCACCACGATCAAGGGTGGCTACAAGGCCATTGAAATCTGTGGGATCCCGTGCGTGACGGACTACTACGTCCCGGCTGGCACGATCTACCTCCTGCACATCCCGTCCCTGTCGTGGGTGGATGCGAAGGATTGGGGCTTCGTGGAGTTCGAGGGCGCGGGTCCGTGGCGTTGGTTGTCGGGCCGCGATGCGTTTGAAACGACGTATGGCTGGTACGGTAACCTTGCTTGCTTGGCGCGTAACGCGCATGGCAGCATCACGGGGTACACGGACACGGCTCGTTACAGCCACATCTAAAGTCGCGGTGGGGGGTGGTAGCACTTCGGCTGCTACCCCCCATTGGGATCAACTTGGAGACTTCAGATGGCGTATAACTTTTTTGCTCCAAAGCCGGGTCGCCTTGGGACGCTGCCTGTCCCGCTCAACAGTGGCCGCTTGAACACGGGCACACTGGCGGCTGGCACGGACAACCACAACATTGGCGGGTTCCCTGCCAAGGCGTATGTCAATCGGGCGACCCTGTGTGCTGGGACGTACCCGACCGCCGCCACATCGTGCGTCGTCACGCTGTTCAAGATGACGGGCGCAACGGCGGTGGCTCTTACGTCTGGTCTGGACGTTAACACCAAGACGGCAGACACGCCGTTGCAGTTTGTGTTCCTGACCTCGACCACGGACGCCCAGCGGACGCTGACCACGGCGGACAGCCTTCGGGTGGCGATGGTGACCGTGGGTGCTGTCTCAGCGCAGCCCGACGACATCACGGTCAACATCGAACTGCTGGTGCAAGAGTAGCATGAACAAGCCCGTGATTCTGGTGAATCCTGCGGGCATCCCCGAGCCGTCGCCTGAGATTCAGCGGCGGCTTCGGGA